GGGCCGCTTAACCGCTTTGCCGCCATATTCGACACCGTGGAGGTGCTCAACGAGGCGGGTCGCTAATGTTTCGTTGTGTGAGGTGACGTTGGTTTTTGCCTCCCCGCCCTCCGTCTTACTGTTTGACAGTTGGTTGAGCTTGGCCCTGATCTGCTTTGGCGACGGAAAATTGTCTATCTCCTCAGTCAGCATGCCAAGAGATTCTTGCAACAACGCCGGTGATTCCTGACTAAATGCTTGGTAATGAACTTTTCCAAGCTCAGGCCAATCCCTCTTTTTGAACGGATGCAGGGCAAACCATTGTTCGTACATCGCTGTAAATTCGTTCTTATCCATTTTTCTCCCCTGATTGGTAGGATTTTACGAGTCGTGAAATATCCTATTCTAGTGCGGCAGTCGAACGCTTTAACGGTGAATGTTGCGGGCCGCGATCAAGCGCCCTATTTCTCATGCCCTGACGGGGGGCTGATGCTGCCGCTCACCTGCCCGAATCACCCGCGTGGCAATACTACCTCAAAACGGTATATCGTCTTCGAAGTTGTCCATCGTGTTTGGAGGAGGTGGCGATGGTGGCGTGTAAGCCTTTGGAGACTGCCCTGCTTTGGGTTGCCAGTTATTAACCGCGAGATACCACTTGCCGCTCTTGCCGACTTTAATCTGCGCTTTGATGTTGCCGTTTTTGTCTAAGCTGCCATCTTCAAACGTCGCAGTGTTTAGCCACTGACGAAGTTCTTCCTTGTTGATCTTTACTTCGGCTTTAACCCATTCTTTGCTGGGTTCAAAGACACGAATCCCGTTCACGAATTGAATGTTGCTCATACAAACCTCAAGATAATGGTGGTGAGTGCGGCTGTTCCTGCCGCGATTGCTGCGATTAGCGTGATCGTGCTTGAATCAAGCTGAGATAATCCCTCTCTGGGCTTTATTTCGACGCTCTCAGGCGTTTTCTCCAAGAGGGAGGGTGATTGTGAAGGGTCAAGTGTTTCTGCGTGTTCTGCGGCGTTTTTGTTGTCAACGACGATAAACTTGTTGTAATTCTGATCCGACCTGACCAACTGCTTGCGCTGTTGCATGTTAATTAAGCAACGCTGAACCTGGAGCTTAGACATACGAACCTTGCGCTCGCGCAGGCGCTTGTGAATGCCGTTATACGCCAACGGCCCTTCAGCCTTGACAATTTCGTAAATGTCTCTTGCAAATCCTCTTGTTGGTTTCATTTTTCGCTCTCCATTTTCTTGATGAATGATCTGATCGGGCTAGGTAGTTCAGCCCATACCGCCAGCTTCATTTCGCTGTCTGCGGTTAGTTCTGCCAGCAGTTCTCTCAGTCCGCCAAGATCGTCGGCGTTGACGGCGTTAGCTATGCCCGCGACATACTGGCCGCGCTTGTGCTCATCGACCTTGATGCGTTCTTCTTCCAAGACAGTCTTAGTTACTGACTGCGGTTTGCGTCCGGTGGAGTTCTGTGTGGCGACGTTGCCGTCATCGTCTGAATCTGATGCAACCCCACACGCCATCGCAAGTGAGTACCTTTTCGCGTAGGTCAATGCACTGCCAAAGCCATGCGCATTCTCCCTGTCGATTGGAACGGGAACCGGCCCTGTGGCTAGTTCTTCACCGTGACCATAGAAGACAGTCTCGACAGCGATGCCAGCTTCCATCGGTACGGACTTCTGCACAAAGGCTATTCCGTTCGCATTGAGTGCGGGTTTCACCGCGTCGATCACCGACTTCAGCGAGGCAAACTTCGCGTTCTTGAACGCAGGGTTTGTTTGGTCAAATGCCGCGTGGGACATTTCTGACTGGGCCTTCACCAAGGCATCAATCAGTGTTGGTTTTGATTCCATTCATGAGTTCCTTCAGTTGGGTTGCTAGGTATTCGTGTCGTTCGACCGAGTTGGTTGGTAAATCACAATGCCGGATGTTGTCTAGCACTTGTGAAGCAGGGAGGGGGACAAGCTCATCGTCTGGCCCGTCGATCATTAGTTCTGATTTAACTCTACCCATTGGGAACCTCCACAATGCAGGCGATCTGGTAGCCACGGGCGTAAATGAACCACTGGCCTGATTCGTTGCCGTTTCTCACGTCGGCAGGGATGTACTTTTCATCCTTGTACTCGGCAATCGTCCAATGAAGGTTGTCTTCCCACCACTTCTGGGTTTCCCACATTTCAGCGCGAGACTCGTCAATGATGCCGTTCTCGAATCCTTGGCACTCTGTCATGCCGTAGAATGTGAGCTTAAAGCTGACATCGTTGTTCTTTGGTTCGCCCAGATCACAGACTGGGCAGACTAGAAAGGCGTGGCCGTCATCGTGCAGATCGCGCAGTTCGGTTTTGCAGTTCGGGCAAAGGTCAGCATCACCCCACATCGCTTGGAAGCGTGGGTCGGATTCGATTGGTCGATCAGGTACAAGCATGTTTTTCTCCGTTGTTGTCAAAGCGATTAAAAACTATTCTTTAACAAAAAGGAAGCTTTTATTTAAGAAAGTTTTGAGGCATACTGATGCGATCAGGAGTTAAAACGCATGCAAAACAAAATTTACGACAAGGTTATCCAACAGGCAGCGAACGGCAACCAATCGCAGTTTGCTAGGATGGTCGGTGTATCACCTCAACTTCTGACGCACTGGCGTAAAACACGAATTCCGGCAGACAGGGTTGTGGCTGTTTGTCGGCTTGCTGGGGAAAGCGTGAAACCTCATGATATCAGGCCAGATATATTTCTGCCTGAATGGACGGTTTAGTGGCCAGTTCCTCGTTCCTCTCCTCCTCCTCCGTTGTCGTGAGGGGCTGGCCCTTTTTATTTGCTCCACTTCGGTGGCAGAGGCTTGTACGGAAAAGCGTACAGGTGCGGGTGGTTGACCCGTTGAGCAGAACGACCAAAGACAATTTGCTTGAAGCTGCGCGTCTTAGTAGGAACGCGAAACGGAACACTCGTTAAGGTGGCAAAAACCCTCCCCCCCTAGTTGATATATGGGCAGGGAGGTGGGCAACGTCTGGGCCAGCGTGGAAGTGGTCGAGTGGAAATACAGCAAAGCGATAGAGACAAAGATTGGTAGGGGCCACCCAACCCTACTAAATGTCACGACGTGGGAGAGAGAATATGGATCGAATGGATCAAATACTGACCAGATTGAGTGAGCGAATTAATGAATGGGAGGGGGCGAGTCGAGAAGCTATTGAGGCGGAGACTAATTTTAAGTCTTTTGAAGCTGCCACACAGAAGGCATTCATGGACGGCGGGGCAAGTGCTGCTAAGGCGCAAACAGAAACAAGATCAACAGGAGAGTGGGCCGACCACTATCGAGCAGTTCAACAAGCCAGCTTGATGGCTGAGAAACTGAAGAAGCAGATCATGCTCGGGCAGTTGATGTTCGACGCAGAGCGCACGAAACAGGCTAATCAGCGCCGAATCGTCTGATGGCAAAGAAACCCACAAGCGCAACACTCCGCTCTAAGGCATTGAAGACGCTCCAAAAACTTGCGAGAATTAGCGCGGCTGATGATTCGGGATTCGCTGCTTGCGTATCTTGTGGCAGGATTCAGCACTACAAAGAGATGGACGGGGGCCACTTTATACCGAAGGGTTCATCGTCCCGATGGGCGTTAGAGGAACAGAACGTCCACCCCCAGTGCCGTGGATGTAACGGTTTTGGGATGAAACACGGCAGCGCAGAGGCGCAATATACAATCTGGATGATCGACTGGTACGGGAAAGATGCAGTCGAGCACATGCTTTCAACCAAGAAAGACCCGATAAAATTCTACGCTGCTGACTACCGCGAAATGATTGCCGACTGGGAAGAACAGATTAAAGCGCACGAACGGCGAGTCGGCGAGCGCAGATGAGATCTCCACGCGCTGTTGCGGCTGACATGGTGAAAGCTATGGACGCTGCGATGAAACAAGTCTGGGACGCGGAAAACAAAAAAGAATCTGATGAAGGACTCAAAAGGCAGGTGTTCGCGCACGTCTGCAACAACTACGCTAGGCGTGGGGGACTTCTTCATGGCAAGACCGAAATTACCGACTGACCACCAGATATTTGCGGCTGAGTTTTCTTCAATCGGCGCTCAAGGAATGGCAGACCGCTACGGCGTGGGAATCAGAAACGTATTCCATCGACGGAGGAGAGCGGAAGAGGCTCTAGGCATGACCATTTCAGTGCCAGCACACTTGTCCAAGGATAAGAAGCCCAGGCCGTCAGTTCGTCAGGTACTAAAGGTCGAGAAAGATCTGACCATCCTCGTTGGGTCAGACGCTCACTATGAGATCAACACCGTCACCACTGCACATCTTGCGTTCGTTGAACTAGCCAAAAAGCTTCAGCCTGATGTGATTGTCTTGAATGGCGATCTGTTGGATGGCGCAAGTATCAGCCGACACTCACCGAGTGGGTGGGAGGAAAGGCCCACAGTCGAGCAAGAACTGAACGCCGTCCATCAACGGTTGGAAGAAATCGAGAAGGCTTCGCCCAGTTCCAAACGCTACTGGGTGATGGGCAACCACGACTCTCGGTTCGACATGAAGCTGGCTGACGCTTTGCCGCAGTACAAAGGAGTGCCAGGTTTTAGCCTACGAGAGCAGTTTCCTGCTTGGATATTCTCGACAAGTCTATGGGTGGAAGGCGCAGAGCGGCCAATTATGATCCGGCACAAGCCTATCGGCGCAGGCATTACGGGAGGCCACAGAACCACGCTCATGTCTGGCGTTCATACCGTTTCAGGCCATACTCACCACCAAGAAGCCAAGCCGTTCAGCGACTACACAGGCACTAGGCTGGGCATTCAACTGGGTACGATGGCAGAACCTAATCAACCGACTTTTGATTACGCAGAAGACTCACCCAAGAACTGGTCATCTGGCTTCGCAGTGCTGTCGATAAAAAACAATTTCCTGCTTCAGCCTGAATTCGTGCGGGTTCATGGCCGACACGAAGCTGGTGAATACGAGTGGCGTGGAGAGATTCATCGGGTAGGCTTTGAATGATGAAAGAGATTGACGCGACTGAATACATTATCGCGAACCAACTGAACTACTTGAGCGGGAGGGTGGTTCAGCTTGTCACCGAGTACGGTGTGACAAAAGACATCCAAGTTCTTGAGGAAGCCTGCCGCGATCTTGCTACACTGGTACAACGTGAGCGGTTCATTGAGCAGAGGTTTGAAAATGCCGACCATCGTGATTGAAGACATGGAAAGCAACTCTCAGGTTACCATTATTATCTCGGATCTATACGAAGACGGCCCAGAACCCAATCCCCCAGCAGAGAAGTCGGAAGATAAGGCCAAGGAGAATGTCTGGCTGGTTAGCAAGCAGGCCGAAGGTTGAGATAGTCCCCGTGAACACCATCACAGACTGATTGGATGTAGATGGCTTCTTCATGTAGCGCGTCCTGATAGTCTGTCTCTGATACACAAGAGATCAGAACAACCAGTAGAAGGGCGAGTGGGTAACGTAGTTTCAAGACGGTTCTCCCAGTTGCTCGGCTCGTTCGATGGCGTATTGCTCGGCATCTTCATCTGACATCCCCAGATCCAAGGCTTCCTCGAACAATTGCTCTAACAGCGTTTCGTTATAGTGATTAGACATTTGATCCACCAGACCGCTTACGCGGCTGCTTTTCTAAGTCGATTCCTTTCAGCTCGGCGTAGGGCGCTTTCAGCCTCTTTTTTTGCTCGCGCTTCGGTGACAGGGCGAGGTTCTGAGTGATCCCATTTTGCGAATCTTTTCAGCGCAGCCTCGTAGCCTCTGTGATTGCGGTCAATCGAATGGTCGAAAACATTGCAATGAACTACAGTTTTGAAAGTCTTGCCAGTGTTGACAAGTGACACATAGCCGTTATGTATGCTTTTGGTTTCCAGTATCTTTTCCATGTCCGTTCCTCGTTGTTGATGGGATCATTATAAAGAAAGATTTTAATAAATAAAAGGGTTTTTTTGCACATCAGCGTAATAAAATGCGGTATTATCTGCAGCTAGCACAGAATCAGCCTCAAAACAAGGATCGCAAATGGCTTTATTGCAACGATTTGCATACCTCGACAGCGGGACGCTTGGAAAGTTGAGCATAGGCGACTGGTCGTGCTTCACGATTGAACGACCATGGAAAAACAACGAGCCAAACGTGTCCTGTATCCCCGAAGGAACCTATGCCTGCCAACCATTTAGTGGGGAGCGGTTCAAAGATGTGATTCAGTTGATGGACGTACCTGATCGCAGCTATATCCTGATCCACGTTGCCAACTTCCCCCACGACATAGAAGGATGTATCGGCGTTGGAGATCGGTTCGTCTCAGATGCGCTTGAACCCGCTGTCTACAATTCCAAGAAGACGCTGGCCGCGCTGATGGACATATTCAACGGACACGAACAACGAATGACCCTGAAAGTGACGGGTGTGAGGGCTGAAGTATGAAGTGGGACGCGATCAAAGGATTAGTGGGCGCAGTAGCACCGACCATAGGGAGTGCCATAGGAGGCCCTGTAGGGGCCGGAGCGGGGAAAATACTGGCACAGGTACTAGGAGTACCGGCAGAGCCACAAGCCGTCCAGAAGGCTCTCAGCGAAGCCTCACCGGAACAACTGGCAGAGATCAAGAAGGCTGACCTAGCCTATAAGACCCGTTTGGCAGAGCTAGAGGTGGATATTTTCGAGCTTGAGACTGCCGATATTCAGGACGCAAGGAAGAACGGCGACTGGACACCAAAGGTTCTGGCATTGCTGGCGTTTCTGTTCTTCGGTGGGTACGTCACCCTCGTTACGGTTCAGCCGCCAGACGCCAATTCAGAGGCAGTGATAAACCTCGTCCTTGGTTATCTGGGAGGGGTGGTCTCAGCGGTGGTGTCGTTCTACTTTGGCGCAAGCCATAAGGCTGACAAGTAATGGCCGACACAGCAAAGAGAAAGAATCCTGAAATATGGGAGAGGGCTAAGGCAAAAGCCAAGCGTAAGATGGGCGGCAAATGGTCTGGAAGGGCTGCACAGTTAGCGGTCACTTACTACAAACAAATGGGTGGTAAGTACGAGGGTAAGAAGAAAGAGACATCACTGAGCCGTTGGACGGATCAAGACTGGGATTATGTGGGCGAGAAAGGCCAGGGTCGATATCTGCCGAAAGCTGCGAGGGATTCTCTCACGTCTGGGCAAAAGGCAGCAGGATCAAGAGCAAAAAACAAAGCTACCAAAGGCGGCAAAGGCAAGGCTTCGTATACTGAGGCGGAACGTAAAGCAGTTAGAAAGGCGACAAAACGATGAAGGGAATAACTCACTACAGGATTGATGGCACACCACATGAGGGGGACACCCACTTAATGGCGGGTGGTGTTATACACACAGGCGCGTCCCACAATGCGAGCAGTGTTCGCGTCTATCACTTCCAAGAGCTATCACCAGAGGCAAAGAGAAAAGCAATGAAGCTGATGGTTGAGAGCAACAAATCACGCTGATGGCCAGACCCTTGATTGAAATTGACTGGGATCAAGTCGACAGGATGTGCGAGATCCACTGCACCGGAGAGGAGCAGGCAGGTATCCTTGGCATCGACTATGACACCCTCAATTCAGCCTGCAAGAGAGAGAAGGGGTGTGGTTTTTCGGATTATTTCAAGCAAAAGGCGAGCGGGGGCAAAATGAGCCTCAGACGTAGGCAGTTCACCGCCGCAATGGATGGCAATTCCACCATGCTTGTGTGGCTAGGAAAGAACTGGCTTGGGCAGGCAGATCAGCCGGAGCCTGATGCACAAGATCTGCCACCAATCGTTATTGAGCGGGCAGGTGAGGCTAACTAAGCCCCAGGATGACATCTTTTTCAGTGACTCACGCTTCAGGGCTGTTGTCGCTGGGAGACGGTTCGGTAAGACATTCTTGTCTACCCATGAACTGCTGAGAGCAGCGTTAGCAGAGAAGAGTAGAAACTGCTGGTATGTAGCGCCAACCTACAAGGCTGCGAAAGAGATTGCTTGGGAGATGCTGAACGATGCGCTCCCTGACGGGTATGTGGGCAAGCGCAATGAGACTGCTTTGTCGCTAACCCTCAAGAACGGTTCGACTATATCGCTCAAGGGAGCAGAAAAGCCGGACAATCTGAGAGGGAGGGCGCTCGACTTTGTTGTGATGGATGAGTTCGCAGACATGAGGCCAGAGGCTTGGTATGAGGTCATTCGTCCATCGTTGTCTGATAGGTTAGGCTCTGCGCTATTTATTGGCACGCCGAAAGGACGCAACCATTTTTATGATATATGGACGCGAGGCGCGGATGCAGAGGAGGGCTGGCAAGCCTTCCAATATACGACCATCGAAGGCGGTAATGTTGACAAGGCAGAGGTCGAGGCAGCGCGTAATGACCTAGACGAGAGGACATTTGACCAAGAGTATCGTGCCCAGTTCGTCAATTACCAGGGCATCATTTATTACGCATTTGACCGAGAGCAAAGTGTTCGCAAGGGCTACTTAAACGACGAGCTACACATTGGCATGGACTTTAACCTTGACCCGATGAGCGCGGCAATCTGTGTGAGGGAGGCCGATCTTATTCAGGTGATTGATGAGATTGTCATCTATGGCAGTAATACCGATGAGATGGTGGACGAGATCAAGCAGAGGTATGGGGACAGACGCATAACGATCTACCCAGACCCAGCAAGCAAGCAAAGAAAGACCAGCGCGGGAGGGAGGACAGACCTATCAATCCTCCAGAACGCAGGTTTTGCGGTGAAGGTGCGAAACAGTCACCCCGCAATCAGGGACAGAATCAACAGCGTCAACAGTAGGCTCCGGTCTACCAGTGGCGCTCGGAAGCTGTTTGTTGATCCCAAGTGCAAGCAGACCATCGCTTCGCTAGAACGACAGACCTACAAGGAAGGAACGAGCCAGCCCAACAAGGACGATGGCTACGACCACATGAATGACGCACTGGGGTATCTGGTTGAATACCTGTACCCAATCAGGAAACAACGAGAGATCGAACAACCAGTGAGGTGGAGCTAGTGGCCAGCAATATCGAGTACCAACATCCAGATTACGATGCCAATGAAAACAGGTGGGAGTTATATGTGCGCTCATACCTTGGAGGCGAGGAGTATCAGGCAGGCAACTACCTGACCGGCTATCTGAACGAGTCGGAGAACGAATACGCTCGGCGCATTCAACTGACTCCGATTGACAATCATTGCCGCAACGTAGTCCACATTTACAGTTCGTTCTTGTGGCGCACTCCCCCCGTTCGGGTGTTTAACTCGCTGGCAGGAAATCCAGCACTGGATGCTGCACTGAAAGATGCTGACCTTGATGGCGCGAGCCTCAACAGTTTTATGAAGCAGGCACAAATCTGGTCATCAGTTTACGGGCACGTCTGGATTCTTGTTGATAAGCCAGAGTCCAACGCGCAGACACGAGCGGAAGAGCTAGACCAAGACATCCGCCCCTACCTGTCGCTGTTTACCCCTGAGAACGTATTTGATTGGAAGTGGGAGCGCACACCATCAGGGCGCTTTGAACTGACCTACTTGAAGCTGCGTGAAGCTGTAGATCGTGAGAACGCCACAACGAAGGTGAGCTACTATCGCATCTGGCGCAAGGACACGATTCAACAGTGGAAGTCTGACGGCGACAAGGAACAGATGATTAGCGAGATCGACAACCCACTGGGCAAGATTCCAGCGGTGTACCTGCCAGCACAGCGCAGCGTGACCCGTGGCGTGGGGGTGAGCGACCTGTCAGACATCGCCTATATGCAGAAGGCAATCTATTCGGAACTGTCTGAGATCGAGCAGCTAATCCGCATCAGCAACCACCCCTCACTTGTGAAGACATATGACACAGATGCGAGTGCGGGAGCGGGGGCAGTCATCAACGTACCTGATGACATGGACAACTCAGTCCAGCCGTACCTGTTGCAGCCTTCTGGTCAGAACATCAACAGCATCCGCGAGTCTATTAGGGACAAGGTGGAGGCTATCAACCGTATGGCCCAGATGGGCGCTGTACGGGGAACAGATGCCAAAACTATGTCAGGGATTGCCATGCAGACCGAGTTCCAGATGTTGAACGCCAAGCTATCAGAGAAGGCCGATTTGCTGGAGTTAGCCGAAGAACACTTGTGGACGTACTTTTGCAACTGGCTGGACGTAACGCCCGACGTTGAGGTGTTCTATCCCGACAGCTTCGACATCCGTGATTACGACAAAGAACTGATGTTCTTGCAGCAGATGAAAGCCAGCGGCGTGAGATCAATCACCTTAACCCAAGAGATCGACAAGCAAATCGCAGACCTTGTGCTGGATGATGACAAGCTGGCGCAATCCCATGTAGAGATCGAAGGGCAAACCCAGGTTCTAGGCCAGTTCCCAGTGGAGACTGAGGCGTAGCAATGGCAGCAGCCGACGATTATTCAGAGTTCCTAGAGCGGCTGGCTGATTCGCACCAACAGCGGATCACTGGCTTCTTGCAGACCACAGAGAACGATCTGGCGAACTACCTACAGACCGCTCCGTCTACCGATGGGGCGATGTTTGATGTGGAGTGGGCCGTTAACGCTCGGACAGAAATGCGGCGGATTCTCGAAGAAGACTATTTGGCAGAAGTGCAGGACATGCTGGGCGACTACAGGGCCGTAGCAGCCGAGCAACTGGGGATGCTGAATACCTATGGCAAGTTCACCAGAGTCGCGCCAGAGGCGATTGCGGGCCTTCAGCGGCTATCTTTCCAAGGCTTCGAGGCATTAGCCAACCAACAGCTCGAAACTCTGGCGAATGGTGTCTATCAGTCGGCATTGACGGGCAGAAACAAGGACGAGTTCATCCAAGAGGTGAGAGGGCAGATCAATGGAATCTATCAAGCAAGCGATCAAGAAGAAATTCGTCAGTTGGTGGAGGTGGCTAAAAACGCAACTGGAGCCAGACAACAGGCGGCGGTTGATCGACTCCACAGTGTTTATGCTTCAGACCGCCTTGGTAATAATCTTCGGCGTTATGCGACAGGTTATGCAACGGATTCGCTCAATCAGTATTCGGCGACGTTAACAGTCACCACGGCCAACGAGCAGGGCATCGACACGTTTGAATACTACGGCGACATCATTAGAGACAGCCGTGAGTTCTGCAAAAAGCACGTCGGAAAGGAATACACCACCGACGAAATCAAGAAGATTTGGGAGGGAAGCTGGGCAGGCAAAGCCCCTGGCGACCCTTTTATTGTCAGAGGTGGCTATAACTGCCGCCATCAATGGTTACCGATAGTCGAGGAATAACATGTCCAAAGAATTAGACCGAGCCAAGAATCTGGTCGCTAGACGGCCAATACCACCCGCGATTCGTGAACTGTTGGAGCCATTGGCGGCGGCTGCACCAGAGGACGAGAAGCTGGAATTTGATGACCTTTATGGAATTGTGGATGTTCTGCTGCCTTTACCCAAAAAGAAGCGAGGAAAGAAAGATGCCGTACCACTACGGGAACAACAAGACCAAGAAGAAAAAGAAGAAGCCAATGAAGGGCCGAAGGAAGACCAATAGAAACTAGCCGCCAGCTATTGACAATCCTGTGAAGCTGGTATAATCCCACCCACTCGAAAGAGGTTCGCACATGAGCGACGAAATCATGGAAGAAGCTGCCGACACTGAACCGGCACAACAGACTGAAGTTCAGGAAAGCAAGACGTTTACCCAAGAGGAGCTTGATCGCATTGTTGCGGATAGAGTCGCAAGGGAGAAACGTAAGCACGACAAACAGCTAGAAGGTATCGACATCAACGAAGCTCGCCAGATCATGCTTGAGCGTGAACAGGCGAACATAGAACGCCAAAAGGAAAAAGGCGAGTTCGAGTCGGTATTAAAGCAGACTGTCGAAAAGAAGGATCTTGAGATTGCCGCCATGCGGATGGCGTTGGAAACCACCAAGATAGACGGTGCGTTACTGACAGCAGCAAGCAGGCACAACGCTGTAGATTCTGAGCAGGTATCGCAACTGCTACGCAACCGTGTGAAACTCTCCGACGATGGTTCGGTTGAAGTCTTAGACGATAACGGCGCGGTCAGATACAACGACAAAGCCGACCCCCTCTCAGTTGATGAGTTGGTGGGTGACTTTCTTACGGCTAACCCGCATTTCGTCAGAGCCTCCCAAGGTGGCGCTGGCACTCAGGGGATGGCTGGTGGCTCCACGCAGAAGCCTATATCTGTGGCTGACATGGTAGACAACTGGAACGATGGAGGGCGAGAAGCCTTTCGTGCGCTCAAGAAAAAAGCCAAATAAACCACTCTGACATAGGACTACTAATATGGCTGCTTCAACTAGCACAACCCTTGATGACCTGTTTGCGAATATCATCGCACAGGCACGATTCACCGCTGAAGAAGAATCCCTGATGATGGGATTGGTTACTCAGTACAACATCGGCGACGAAGCTGGCAAGACGATCCAGGTGCCTAAGTACCCTGCGATCACTGCCGCTGACCTGACCGAAGGCACCGACATGAGCAGCACGACTGTCTCTACCTCTTCCGTCTCAATCACCGTTGGTGAGGTGGGCGCACAAGTAGTATTGACTGACTTGGCTGCAATGGGCGCTGGCAACCCTGCTGAGGAGTTGGGTACGGTACTGGGTAACGCTATCGCCACGAAGATGGACGTTGACCTGATCGCATTGTTCGACGGATTCAGCACTGCCTTGGGCGCTGCTGGTCAAGAGATCACTGTTGCTGATCTGTTCAAGGCCGCTGCTACCTTGCGTAACGCAAAGGCACAGGGCGAAATCTTCGCTGTTGTGAACCCTTTCCAGGCGTATCAACTGAAAGCCAACCTGACCAATACCTTCGCTAACCCCAACGGTGGTGACGCGCAGAACACGGCTATGGTTAACGCTTACGTTGGAACTATCGCTGGCATCGACGTTTACGAGTCTGCAAACGTATCTGTTGATGGCAATGATGACGCGAAAGGCGCTGTCTTCTCACGCGAAGCCTTGGCAATCGCTATGAAGCGTGACTTCCAAATCGAAGCGCAACGTGACGCATCACTGCGAGCCTTTGAGCTTAACGCCACTGCCATCTACGGCGTGGGTGAGCTTGATGACTCATATGGTGTTGAGATGCTGTTCGACGCAGCACTCTAAGCGTTTGGATGGCCTCGCTCCTCCCTTTCCTTGGGGTGGGGCCGTCCCTTTTTTTGGAGGTTCTTTTGGCTATCACATACCGTGGCGAACGGTTCGAGGGCTACAACAAGCCCAAGCGGACGCC